CCTGAACCCCCGCACCCCAGTCAGCATCTTCAACCTCAGCACGATTCCTCCAGATGTCATGCGGCCCAAGTTTGAGATCGATTACGAATACGCCTAGTCAGTCGCGCAGCGACTGTTCTCCTCGCGCCTTCGAATAGTTAAAAAAATGGTCCATTCTCTTAGAAAATGGACTTTAAAAACGCTATGACTGAGTGGGTCGCTTTAAAAGCCCAGTTGGCCGCAGCTCGCAAAGATCTCGGAACGTTGAATACACGTGAAAAGGATCTTCGCAAGTTTGTGACGCAGCACATGCAGCAGAACGAGATTGATACCGTCAAGGTTCAGGACAAGGTCAAGGTGAATCTCAAGACGAAAACGACAAGGGGTTCGATCACCAAGGAGGTTATTATGAAGGGACTTCGTACGTTCTTCAGTGGGAACGAGGCTCAGGTCGAAGGGGCTTGGAACGCCATTCAGGACTCGGCTCCGACCAAGGAGACGGCTTCAGTCACCGTGACGGGACTTAAGGAGCTCGTGCCCTGAATACCCAAGTAAAAAATGGGTCAGGGTGACGAGTACTCACGAGATGCCTATCAATACGAGCAAACTTGGAACTCGGACGAGGAATCGGACGAGTTTGATTCTCAGCTTGATCCAGAGGATTGGCAGGCGGTCTATTCTGAAGACCTTTTGGACGCGTGGATGATTATTTACGATGAGCTTCAGAAGAACTATTTGACCCACGTTGTTAAGTATTCTCAGTTTGTTGACCTTGTTATGGAGCCTTGGAAGTGGTACCCAGCTCCACATCTGAATCCGGTCCACGTGCGTTTGTGGGCCGAACTATCAACTATCGAGACTATTGAAGAGCGTGTTTCCCCTGACCAGTTTCACGGGTGGGCTCAGTACTACCTGAGGGCGCTTACAAGTTGAGTCCTGCGGACTCTTTTGTGAGCTTATTACAAATGATCGACATTACAGGGCCCAAGGTGCTGGTGCCGACGATTCTTTTTGCTCTCTTGAGTCCAGGGCTTTTGCTCTCTTTGCCTCCAAGCTCTGGACTTTTGATACAGGTGTTGTTTCACGCCTTGGTTTTGGCCCTTCTGTCGTGGACCATCATACATTTTGTTTTCAAATTCACATTGACGCCGGCGGACCTGATTGTTCCGGCTCTTCTCTTTGTTCTCTTGACGCCCGGTGTGATACTGACATTACCACCGAATGGCGGCTCCATTTTCTTTTCAGGACGCACGGGCCTCGTCCCAATCATGGTCCATACACTCGTCTTTTCGATCGTGTGGGCAAGTACGCGTGGTTTCTTTCCCCAGTTTTACTAGAGTATGAAAAACCTCGTTGTTGGTCCGGGGGCAATGGGGTTCTTTATGTACCTTGGCGTCGTTTCTAAACTCAAAAAGGATGGACATCTCGATGATCTCGAGGCAATTTCTGGGGCGTCTGCTGGGGCCCTCCTCGGCTTTCTGTATTGTCTTTCAAAAGGAGACCCCACAAAGGTTCTCGACTATGCACTCACAGTCCCTATAAAACAAATTATGAAACCAAATATAAAGTGCCTTCTCAAGGATTATGGACTTATATCTTGTTCCAAAATTCGTAAAGTTTTGGTCGATGCGTGTCGAACATTTATACAAAAAGACGACGTGACTTTTCAGGAACTGTACGATTTGTATCCTATAAAGCTCCATGTGTCTTCGTACTGCGTGGACTTTATGAAGACGGTTTACTTTTCGGTCGATACGACCCCGACCATGTCCGTGCTCGACGCCGTGTGTGCCTCGGTCGCCATCCCTTTTCTCTTTTCGAGCATAAAATTGAGTGACGGGTACAACTACATAGACGGAGGTGCGGCCGAGGTGACACCGGGATCTCCATTTTTAGGACAAAATAGCGTGCTCGCCATGAAACTCGCATGGAACCGCCTGCCCGAAGTCAAGGATCTCAAGACGTATGCCATGAGTATTCTCCTTTCAACCATGAAAATGAGACACGCATATGATTTTCAAACACTTGATCTCGATGGGTCAGACGTGGATGTATATGACTTTAGTGCGTCAAATGAAGGCAAACTCAAGATGTTTTTAAAAGGCTGGTCCCAAACTTTTTCCTAGGAATACAGTAAATGCGCACGATCATTCGGTCTGGGTACGTTCAGCACCGCGCGCGCAAGACCATCACCGTCCACCGGAAGGATGGGAAGACCTACCGGTACACGCGCAAGGCGGGAGTGTCCCGCGTGCGTTCCGTGCCCACCAAGGACGTGGGTGCGATTGGCAAGGGTCCCAAGATTATCGGAAAGCTCAAGGCGGGTATGTTGACCCGGTACCACTACCACCCCGTGGAGGCGCCCAAGGACCGTCACAAGGCGCTCGTCAAGGCGGTGACCAAGGGCCACGAGGACCCCCACGCAGTCATCCGCCGGCTCATAGCCATCAGCACGCTGACCAAACGGACTCTGCCCCGCGCGTCCAGCATCTACAAGGCGGACGCTCGGTGGGTCCACAAGCGGTGGGCTCACATGTTCGGTCGGCGTTAAATTCTCAGTAAGTATAAATGCCAAACGGGAACAACGGCCGTCCGAATCTTTTTGGGGGGCCTCGGCAAGGGAATGCACCTAAAAATAATCGCATGACTCGAGCAATGAAATATATTTTTGGACAAAAACTCAAGAAGGCGGCTATTAACGCGGGAATACCGCCAAGTGTTGCCGCCGTCGCTGCGAATGCCGCATTGCAGGGTGCAGATGCACAGCAAAAGAAAGTTGGTAAGAACAAGCCAACACCAGCGAATTGGAGCGTGGGAGGCGTCGCGGGAGCGATTCTTGGGCCGAGTATTAGGGGGGCCCTTTCTTCCACAAGTGCATGGGTTTGGTACACGGCGTATATAGGGTTATTCGTACTTGTTATTGCCTCATCTGTGTATCTTTATACTAAAGTCATAGAGTCTCGGGCGGGTACTCGCGCTAAAACGGCGCTCGTCCCTCTTGCCCTGAAAGCAGCTCAAGTCCTCTCCGTTTCTTCTAACCAAGCAAAACAGCTCGCGAATAGAGCAAACAATGCATCGAAAATAGCACAGGAAGCTGCACAATCCACACAAAAGATTATAAACGATTTGAAGTACCAATTGTCTCTCATCAATAACATGAACAGTGCAAACGCTCAGAGACTCATCAAGAAAATAAACTATTTTACTCAAATGAAAATGGATGAACTTGGTGAGTTGGGCACGTTATGGCAGCACACGAGTAATTTGCAGAAATCTCTTCTTCCTGCGGCTGCAAACTTTACCCGAGTCGTGGCAAACAGTACATCTCGTGTTGCGCCTCGAATTTTAAACCGACCTTCAAACCAAACGCGCAGTATGTTGAGAAACGCAACAACTTTGGCAGTGACTGCAGCGGCTGGTCCGGTGGGTGGTGGGGCGGCTCGACTTTTACTTGGCTAAACCCACACGATAGCATCCCCAAGACCCGACACGGGACCGGCCAAAGGCCACAAGGGTTCTATAGACCATTGGCCCGTGTGACTCAGGATATCAAGAAGGATATGTAAGGCGTATATTTTCCGAGCTCTTGAATTTTTGATCAAAATTAAGAATAAAAGGGAATGAGGAACCTTATACAAGACTGAGTAACTCCACCAGTCTTGTATGAGACCCCATGGCGGGGCCCATGGGACCAAGAGCATCATGGGGAGGTCGGGTGCTATAGACCAAAAGGCGTCGCGCCACGAGATTGCCCCAAACGCAAGTTGGGTACAAAAGATATGTTGAGGCCAAAGCATCCTCTCCTCTTAAAAAGGTCGCGTGTTTTATTTTTAATGGACGGGATTCTCAGATTAATCGCCGATGATATCTGGTTCTCTTTAGGTCCGGGATACTCCGAGTCTGTGTACCACTGTGCGTTCGAGGTGGCCTTGCGTGACCACCAGATCCCCTACGAGACGGAACGCATCGTCCCCGTGTTTTACCAAGGTCAGAACGTCGGACACGTCAGGGCCGACCTGATTGTCGATCGTCGGATAGTCATTGAACTCAAGTCGGTAAGCAAGCTCAATGAGACGTACCGAATTCAGACCCGTAACTACCTTCGCCTCCTCGGTCTCGACGTGGGTTATCTCATCAATTTTCCAGATAAATTGGGATCCCTAGAGTTCGAGAGGATCCAATCGGATGACCCACCCCCTGTGCCTATTCTGTCCATGTACTAGGACCCTCACACAGTCGGAATAAACTGCCAAAGTAACTCATCACATATTTTCTTCCAAATTTGGTCTTGGACGTACAACTTTTCACGGCTTTTTAAAAGCGGAAAACACGGGAGGTACTGATCCTCCCCAAGGAGCTCGCTCATCTTGTAAAGCACGAATGAGTAACTCAAAAAGTTTTTACGGTTCAGAGGTTTGTGCTTCTCGAACGGTGCTTGTATTGCGTGAAACATGAGTCTTAATTTGTCTTCAAGCGCTTGAGGCATCGTTGGAGGAGTGATGCCGCTGACTATAGTTGCTATGTATGGAACGTGCTCGTAATACTTGGCGTAGTTTAATTTCTTTAAAAGAGCCTTGACTTTTTCGTGAGTAATTTCCGAAAGGTCCCTGACTTTTTGTTTCCTAAATTCCGTTCTTAATTTTGCAATAACATCTTCGGGAACGGTCGTCGACTCTTTGGCCTGAAACTGGCTAATCCACTCGTTAAAGTGATTCTCTCGTTTGTATGAATACACGATGTGTTTCTCAATTTCCTGTTCCTCCTTGAAACCCACCTCGTCGCCGAGAATGTACTCGACAGCCCCACACTCTCTGCAAATCTCCTCGGATGCTGCTTCGTCAAACGTTCTCGAGTACATGGTTCCACACTGCTTACAGGGCGTCTCGTGAACGTCACGGTCCTTTGGAGCATAGTCGTACCCGTCCTCAACCTCTTTGAGGTATTTCTTGTAAATATCGCTTCGTTGAACGCCTTTGCGTGATGATATTTGCACTCCCGCCACTTTTTTAGTTAGTAACACCGTCGACTGTTCAGCCTCCTTCGTATATTCCTTTATCACGGGAACACACGAAAGAAGATACTCCGTCAGTTCTTCTTCTGACGTACACGCACGTATTCGCTCCTCGTACCTTGCCTCCATATATATTTTTATCATATATAAACTTTAATTAGTCAGACTCAACCTTGGGTGCCAAGTAAAACTTCAAGTCTCCGAGATTTGCAATTGTGTACCGAAAGATGATTGGCATGTTTTCATTCTCAGAGTCTTGCATGAGCTGAACACTCGAACACATGTTTGTCGCCTTGGTAAACAGGTTAATGTACTTGAGACTAAATGTGCTTCCGGTTCGCTTGACCGTGTCCGGAAACTCGATGATTGTCTTTTGGTCTGCAAAGTCGCCCTTGCAGCTCAGCTCGAGCGTGTTTCCCTCGCGGATAATGTCCATCTCGGATGAAAGGTTTCCCATGTCTCTCGTGATGCGCTGGAAGTCAATAGCAGGCAGGGTCGTTACAACATTCATGTGAATATCTGGAAACTCGAGTATGTCCTCGTTAATGTCTAGCAATTTCAGTTTGAAATTGGTCGAAGACTTTTTGTCTGGATTTTCTATGAAAATCTCCATATAGTCCCGACCTTCAATGCGAACAAAGAGGGTATCTTGACCCGAGACCGACTTGAGGAGTTTGTACACATTGGCCATGTTCAGACCGGCCACAATGTCTGTAGGACACTCGTACTCTTCAAAGTTTTCAGAACTCAGGTCCATGTGAACCAGAGTCACACGGGCCGTGTCCAGAGTCAAGATGTGAATACCCTTTTCGGTAAAATAAACATTCACATCATTGATGATATCTTTCAGAACCTCAAAGACGGACTTGAGGGCTGACGCCTGAATTGTGCGAAAATGCATCTTATATTTCAAAGTGCGTTATCCCTTTAAGACCGAGTCCGAAGGACTCGTGATCCCCTCTTTGTCACAGTTGCTTCGCAACTGGTCCTCATTTCCTCTGAGCCTGATACGCATCAGTCACGCTCATTGATATTTTAGCCTCCAATTCGGGTGTTAAAATGGGCTGAAGAGATTCGCCGTATTTGTCCAGTTCAAAGAGGCCCATATTGTCCGAGCCGTCGAGGTTCTGACACAGGCCTCCGCTACAGTCCCAAGACTCGAACTCCGTGGGAATCATGGACACGAGCCACGCCTTGACTTCCGCTCCGACACACATCTTCCCCTCGTTTGTGACGAGGGTCGGGACGCGTGTAATCTTCTGAGAAGGCACACCAGACGTGGTCACGTTATGAAACCTGATAATCTCTATAAGAGCCGGCTGGGTCTTGATGAACCCTATAATTTCCTGCGAATATTTACACTTGTCTGAATAGACCAGAAGTGCCATCTAATCTAGGTTGAGGGTTTTTGGGGGGACCGAGTAACGCAGTACCCCAGCTCTTTTTTATTTGTCTAAAGTAATGAAGGACATAGTGATCCTGATCCTCGTGATCCTCGTACTTTTCTTTCTGTGGAACGGGCGTCAGGGGAAAGCGTCGACCTACGCGGCAGGTGACATCGACCTGACGGCCCCAGTGCCTCCACTTGTCGTTCAGGCAATTATCGAAAAGATCCAGTCTATGAAGCCCGACATGGCACCAATAGACACCGTCTTTGTGAATATTCAGCCCGATGGAAGCTACAAGTCACGTATCATGTTTTTTGATACAAAGCACTTTTTGGGGACTCAGTACGATGTGAGCGCAAAAGTAGACCAAGACGGGTCTGTGAACATACTGAACATTGGCGACTCGGCGGTGGTTGATCCAACTGCGGGGTACAAGCCCGATCAGTACCAGCCATGGGTCGATATTAAGAATAACCTCGATGCACAATTCAAGGGGGCTCTCAAGGGGTACAAGAATCAGCCCCCCCAGCCCAGCTTGACGAACATTTCATCTGCATACAATCAGAACATGATTTCCACCCAGAGTAACTTGCAGACAAGGTCCTGAGGGGCAGTCCGAAGGACTGACCTCCAAGACCGCTCGGTCGAGACCCCGCGTAACACCTGCGCCCCAAAATTAATCAGTTAGAAGTAGATGGCTGTATCAGCCAAACAACTCGTCGCTTCTGAAAAGAAGCGTGACCTTGCGAAAAAAGAGTACTACCGTGCCCTTCTTGAGCAATTTTGTAGGAAAATTAAGGTGGCGTCTGAACTTGGAAGCAAGGATACGATACTCACGGTTCCCCCCTTTGTTATAGGGTTTCCACGGTACGACCTCCCGCCAACTGTCTGGTACATGTGTCGCCAACTCCAAAGGCTCGGGTACATCGTGAACCTCGTCGGACCGCTCGACATTCGGGTTCAGTGGACCAAGGCGGCAGCCCTCGATTCCGAAATGGAAAAGGAGGAGGTTGATCCAGGAACGTACCTTCCAAGTCTCGTCAACCTCAAAAAGGCTGCAGAGAAACTACGAATCACGAAAAAACACTAAAGTTTTAGTCTCGCTAGGTACTAAATGGACCTTCTGAACGAGTCTGAACGTCGGTTCACGAAGAAGTTGTGTGATGCCATGATCCCCGTGATGATTGAAGCCTTTTGGGAAATTTGGCTCGAGGCCAAGAAAGAGTCTCAGGGCAAGAACACGACGCGAGTCTTCCAAGAGCTGCTCCGAGGCGTCAAGACGTGGAACTCTTCAATTTCACTCAAAAATACAGAAGCCATCATCAAGAACCAGCCTTTGTTCCCGAACCTTTTGGCGGCTGTGTTTGTGATTCACGTCAAGATCCTGAGTGCTATTCGGACCGATAAAAAGTCCAAGAAAATCTCTATAAAACTTCCAGCAAACGACGTCTTTGTTCAGCGGTGCTATGAGGCGTGCGCCAAGGACCTGTACGAGAACCCCAGTATCATCGTGGACCAAAAGCCCGAGGAGGAACGCAACACCAATCTGAGCGAGAGATTTTATAAGAAAATTGGAGATGTGATTGAGGACTTGATTCCAACGGCCGAGATTCTCAATACGTACCTTCCGCTTCCAGCAGCTGGAGAAGATCTGGACATGGATCACGAGGACGAAGAGGGCGAGGACGAAGACGTCCCAGACTTGGAGGAGGAGCCCGAAAACCCAGCGGAAGGCCTCCCACAAAATACGGAAAATATGGAGTTTGGAAAGACTCCTGGCGGGGTTGATACTGCCGTGACGGTCAACAACTCTTTGACTCCTCCAAGCGTTCCAGGAACCACGCCCGTGGATGACGGCGAGTCCCTGTTTCCAGACGCGCCAACAAAAATTCAAAAATTAAACCACACCTAATACCAGATGGACCAGTACTGTCGTGAACCCATGAGCGCCGCCGTCATTGCAGCAGCCACAGTCGTTGCCTACGTCTATTTGAAATCAAAAATGAATAATGAAGATAAATTGAAGAATTCAGATTATTTCAAGCCGGCATTCTTGGTAGCTCTCCTCGTGTATTTCATAGT